TCGGGCTGAAGGCGGACGCGATCACCGGCGCCGCCGCGAGCGGTGCGCCCGACGCCGAACTGATCGCCCAGTTGAAGGTAGACGAGGGCTGCCGGCTGACGGCCTACGAGGACACCGTCGGCGTCTGGACCGTCGGCTACGGCCATGCGCACGTCCAGCCCGGCACCGTCTGGACGCAAGCCCAGGCTGAGGCGCAACTGATCGCCGACGTGGCCGAGCACAACGACAAACTGGGCGACGCCTTGCCCTGGGTCGCCAAGCTGGATCCGGTGCGGCGCCGCGTGCTGCAGAATATGGCCTTCAACCTCGGCATCGCCGGGCTGCTGGGCTTCAAGAACACTCTCGAATACGTCCGCACCGGGCAGTACGACCTCGCCGCGCAGAACATGCTGGCCTCGAAATGGGCCAAGCAGGTGGGCAACCGGGCGGTCCGCCTCGCCAAGCAGATGAGGACCGGCGCATGACGTGGTTCCTCGGTCTCGATTCCATCGTCCGCCGCATCATGGTCGGCGTGCTGCTGTTCTGCCTGCTGGCGATCGCGGTCGTGACGCTCTCGTATTGCAGCGAGAAGCGCCGGGCCGATGAGGCCGATGCGGTCTCGACCATGGCGAACGGCCGAACCGCCGCATCCGGCGACGCCTCCAAGGTGCGTGACCGCTCCGACCTCCGCACCGCTCTCATTGACGACACTGTGAAAGGCGCGACCGATGAAGTCCGCAATGCTGCTGACCCTGCTTCTGGCCGCCGCGCCGCTCGTGACGGGGTGTGCCGGATCGACCCGTCTGCTTGCCCCCGCTGAGGGCTGCAGCGCACTGATCCCCGCCGGCTGGTCGCAGCCCATCCCGTCAGCCCTGGCGCCGGCCGCTGATGGCGGCGAGCAGGACTGGCAGGTGTTCGGCATCGAGCAGACCGGGCAGTTGGCCAAGGCAAACGGGCGGACGGCTGACGTGATCGAAGTCGTGACGGCATGCGAGGCGCGTGACGCCGCGGCGGCCCGTCACATCAACGCGCCCTTCTGGGCCTTCTGGCGCTAAGGGCGGACCATGACAGAAGGGAAGCAGACCGTGGCCGGCGCATACGCGAAGATGAACGCGCACGAGGATCTCTGCGCTGAGCGGTACGATCGCATCAACGAGACGCTCCATGACCTGAAGTCGGGAGCGAAGTGGATCATCGGCCTGCTGATCGCGCTGATGGGCTGGCTGGCCATCCAGGTGTGGGATGGGCAGAAGGCGGCGATTGCTGCGGCGGCCATCAGACCGGCGGTGGCGCCTGTTGTCGCGAGCCCGCGCGGGGTGTCGTTTGTTGTCGCGACCAAGTCTGTCGGCGTCCAGCAATAACAACGGCCTCGCCCCGCTTAGAAGGCGGACATTCGGCGTTTACGGTTATTGATTTCGTTGAGGTTTCGACGGGTCATCAGACTCGCAGTCTGACGGATAGTTGGACGGACGTTCGCCGACTGTTCACAACGCCCCCGCACGCTGCTATCCGCGCCGTCGCAGCGCCCGTAGCTCAGTTGGATAGAGCAGCCGACTTCTAATCGGCAGGCCGCACGTTCGAGTCGTGCCGGGCGCGCCAGATCTTCTCCCCGGGCTCGCGGTGCCGCTCGCTGATCACGCGAATGGTCCCGTCCGGGTCTCGCTCGAACACGACGGTCGTGTCACCGTGCGCCGATAGGTCCATGCCGATGAAGATGACGTTGCCGTCGAGGGTCACGCCCCGCCCTCCGGCTTCTCGTCGAGCCGATAGTTCATGCTGGACATCATCAGGGCCGCGGCATGCATCCGGCATTCGTGCGCGATGTCGGGCAGGCCGACGGCCTCGTGTCGCTCAGCCTCGGCGGCCCAATCCTTCACCGAAGTCACAATCATGCTCTGTAACGACACCCAGTCGTCGCGGCCCATCAGCATCGTCACGCGATCAGCCCCCTCTTCCGCTGGGCGTTCATGGCCACCGTGCTGTCGCGCGGCAGGTAGATGCGCAGGATTTCCTCGACGCTCGCCGGGGAATGGCCGGTGATGGCCGCGATCTCAGGCACCGTGCAACCTGCCCGGGCGAGCTGGACGACGCAACTGTGGCGAAGGGCCTTGAGCACCAGGTGCCGGGCGCCGGCAATCCTGGGGGCCCCGTCATCGTCGATCAGGAACCGGGCCCGCATGTCGGCGAAGACGTGCGAGAGGCGGCTGACATCGCGGAATGGCCGCTTCGTTCCCGCGTCGTGGAACAGGTACGGCGAGCCATCGACCTTGATATGGGCCAGAACGGCTCTCAGGCGGTCGCTGACGGGGATGGAGACGTTTTCGGCGGTCTTGGACTGGGCGAAGGAGAACATGCCCTCAGCGGGCCTGTATTCGGCTCCGCGCCGGAACACGATCACGTCCGTCAGCCGCTGGCCGATCTCCCACTCCATCAGGATAATCGCCGCGAGGTCGTTGTTGCCCGCCGCGATGGCCGCCCAGACGTGCAGGTCGACATCGTCCTGCTCCCAGATGGCCACCCGGGTCTTCGGCATGGGCGCCGTCACCTCGGTCACCGGGTTGTCGGTCCGCCACTTCCGCTTGACCGCCTGCTTCATGATCAGGCTGAGCGCCTTGCGCACATGGTAGCGCGTGGTCGGCCGGTCGTCGTAGATGGACAGGAACGTCTCGACATCGCGCGCCGTGATCTCGGCCGGGTCAGGATCATCCTCGGCGATCCAGTGGCGCACCTCCTTGATCGAGTCCTGGTAGCCCTTGTTCGTGCGCGGCCTGTTGTCCTTCCACTCGCCGGACGCCTGCCAGTCGGTGATCAGCGTCTCGAGCGAGCGCCGGTCCGGGTCGACAACCGGCGAGCCTGTCCGCGCCGCCTGCAGTTCGGCATACAGCCGCGCCGCATCGGCTTTGATGCGCTCGACCTCGGCCGGGTCGCTCAGATCCCCGCGGCGGCCGTCAATCGGGAGCGGACGTGTCGACGACCAGCCGGAGGGCCGGAGCCGCGCCGGCACCTCGAACAGCACCCTCCACGTCCCGTCCGCTCTTGGGCGGGCGACCACGTACTGTCCGAGCGCCCCTTTCGCGAATGGCGTCGACGGAGACGCGGGGCTTTTCCGGCGAGGCTTTCGGGGCTGTTTCATCGGTGATCAGTCCAAGGGCGCGGAGAACCGGGTCGCGCGGGAATAGAAGTTCGGAGCCGCGGTCGATCGGCTCGACCAGAAACTTGCCGGTGCGGCGCCGGCGCATGAAGGTGCGGATCGACCAGCGGCCCAGGGTGGCGACCTCGGAGGTGGTGAGCCTGGCCGGCAGATCGCGGAGGTGGTCGGTCATCCGCCCACCCCCTCCCGCGCAAGAAGGGCGAGGATGGCGTCGGCCAGCTCGGCGCTGTTTATGTCGCCGGAGGTAGTCCACCTGTCCCAATCGGTGCCGCCGATCTGTGTGCGCTCTCGAATGACAGCGTCCACCTTCTCCCGCAGCCCTACCATAGAGGGGGCTGGGGATGCGTAGAGGGGTTGGACTTCGTCTGGGTCACCGAACCGGAAGGGTCCGGGATGGTCTGGGCCGTAATGCCAAGCATCGTCCGCATGGAAACGCCACCGCCAAGCCACCGGCGCGGAGGGAGAGACGGCGGCGGTCATTGGCCTTGCTCCACGGTCTGGCATCCGGGGCAGATGTCCTTTTCGCCAATGCGCTTCCAACCCTGCGACTTGGCTTCCTTCCGGGCTGTTCCGACCGACCATCCCTGCGGATTGTTGCCGCCGTTCGTCCAGCACAGATGGTCTAGGGCGCTTCCGGGTCGGGTTCCTTCGGCCAGCACGTCGCACATGATTTCCACATAGAGGCTCACTTCGCCCCTCCCTTCAGGCTTGCAAGCGTCTCGGCAGCGAGTTCGCGGAAGTGCTTGCGACCGACGTTTTCGCTGGCGTTGACCATTTTCTCCAACGCCTCCCGCATCACCTCCCTATCGTGGGAGAGGGCTTGAAGGGTGAATGCGATAGCAGCTTGAACCGTGTCGGCGGGCCTAGCGGCGTGGGGGTCATAGGCGGCGCTGACGTAGAACTCCTGCATCATTCGCCCAGCCACGTCCGAGGGGGCTGCGGGAATGGCGCGGCGGTTCCATGCGGCGATGGCTTCGGCTTCGCTGTCGTAGAACGGGGCTTCGATGTGACACCCATAGCACTGGATGCGCCGCGACGGCCCGCTGTTGTCGTGGCCTTCGGAGGGGTCGCAGAAGCGTCCGAGTTCCTCGCCGTCGGACCCACAGAACGGGCAGGCCAAAAGTTCAGCGGTCATGTCCCAGGCTCCTTGTTCTCGGGAGATTGTTGGCGGGCAGCGCGGTGGAGTTCCCCCTTCGCCAGCCGCCGCCAGTATGCTCGGTTCGTCTTCCGGCCACGCCACAGAGCGTCTGGGAACCGCTGCGCAAACATGGCCTGAGCCAAGGCATCAGCAGCCCGCCACTCCGGCGTCGATTGAACGTCGCTCATTCCCCTGCTCCTTCAGCCCGGATAACGACTGCTATTGCGATCAGGCCAAGCGCAAGGAAGGGGGCGGCAAGGGCGATCATTGCTCGGCTCCTTTGGCTTTCAGGATGGCGGCGCAGAACAGCGGGGCGATGCGCGAGGACGGCCAGCCGTTTCCGCCGACCATGTCGATGACGGCGTGAAGCAGGCCAAGCGCCGTCATGTGGTCCAGAACCCGTTCCGCCAGAGCGAGGGCAGCGTCTAGACTGGTGGTGACGGGCGCAACATCCGACTGGCTGATGTGGGATATTCCGTATCCGGGCTGCTTGCGATAGACACAGCCAGCGCCGTCCCACATGACGAAAACGTAGCCGTTTCGGGCGCACCAGACAGCGCCGTCCAACTCCCTCGACCCCGCCTCGGCTACCTCCAGCCGTGCTAGAAGATCAGTCATGGTCGGCTCCACTATTCCTGGTGGCGGTGGCCTTCTGGATGGCGGCGTCGAGGGACTGCCACGAACCCTCAGCGATGATGCCCTCATCGGCCATCGCTTGAAGACCGGCGCGCGTCGAAATCAACGCCTCCAGCAGTTCAGCATTCACCCCCTCTACAGGAGGGATGGAAGCCGGGGCGGGGGCGTCGTCTTCGCGATACAGTCGCGCTAGTTCGGCCATGTCGGCGCGCGAGAACGCCGGGTAGCCGATGACCTTGCCGTCCTCGACCATCGCAAGGCGAGCGCGTCGCCAGACATGGCAGCCAGCGTCGAGCGCGGCCCGTTCGATGGCCTTGCGCTGGGCGGCATCCAGCACACCCGTTCCGTGACCCTCGGTGGGGACGGAAGCCGAAGGCTGTTCGGGGGCTGACAGGCGGTCACAGAGCATCCGAACCATGTCGGCGCACTCGCGGAGGGTTGCCCGTCGTTCTGGCGAAGACCCGGCCTCCATCTCGGCCATCGTCTCCCAGGTTTCAGCGACCTCGCGGGCCAGCGGGCTGGAAATGCTCATCACGCTTCTCCTGCCAGCATATGCCGAACCATCGCCTCGGCTTGGCGCGCGTTGAATAGGTTGGTGCCGGTCGGATTGCACCGCATCGGCGGGTCCATGTGGTCGTTGAATGTCGGCTTGAAGCTGATACCGTTGTCGGGGTTGAAGTCCTCGGGCAGACGCCACGACAGGAACCGCTGAGCCATCCGGGCTACAACAGCCCCATCCGTCGCACGGTGGGTATCGGCGTCAGCCGATGAACCCTGATCTGCGGCTTCGGAGACAAGGCGCGCGAACAGGGCGCGGCGCTGAATCTCTGGCATCGAGCGCGCGAAGGTCATCAGCACCGAATTGAAACGGCTGCTGTAGACTTGCAGCTTACCGTCACCGTCAGCGCGCAGAACAACATCGTCGTAGGTCTCCGGCTTAAGTCCGTCTCTCTCATTGGTCATTGGGGAGGTCTCCAGGGAAGCCGGCCGCCGTGTCGAGTTCGGCGTCGAGCATCGTGTAGGTCCGCTCGAGTTCGGCCAGGCGGCCAGCGTCAGCCGACTTGAGCTCGTCACGGACGGGCCCGGCGAGCCGCCAGATTTTCGTCAGGCCGGCAAGGTCCAGAGACCCGCGCATGGCCGCCTCGACCTTGTCCGCCCGGGCTGCGAGGGTGGCGGTCGGATGGGTGGATGATGGCTCGACGTAGGGCGCTGACGGCTGACCGCCCTTCGCCCACGCTGCGAGATCCTGTCCCGCCTTCTCGCCGATCGTCTGGCCGGGCGGGAACATGCCGCGATGCTGGGTCTGCAGTTTGTGGGGCAGGTCGAACTGCGGAATGCCCGGCGCCGTCGGCGTCAGCGTGAAACTGGCCGTCATCTCGAAGATGAACCGCTTTTCGGCAATCGGCATCCAACCAAGCTGCTCGACGACGGTCTTGCCGTTCTCCTTGGCGATCCTGATTTTCTCGTCGGCGCGCAGGCAGAAGATGACGCTGGCCCGCAGTTGCAGGAGCGCGTTCATCAGCTTCTTGTGAGCCAGCTTGGGCACCTTCCAGTTGCCCGGCGACTTGGTCCCGCCCGCCTCGATCTCGGCGGCCCAGTCCATGATCCCGCCCTCGCCGTCATACTCGTGCGAGAAACTGTCGATGATGATGACCTCGGCGCCGGCCTTCTCCGCAGCCTTGATGGCGGCCAGAAAGTTCTCCGGCCGGAACGGCGGACGCATGTCGGCGTGGATGAAGTCGAACTGGTCCGCATAGTGCAGGCCGCGCCGGGCCTCGGTGTCGATGAAGGCGATCTTGCCGCTGGGCGCCAGGCCCTTGGCGAGCCGCAGGGCGGAGTAGGTCTTGCCGCTGCCGGAGGCGCCGGCGAGGGCGATCAGCAGCGAGACATTCTCGCGGACGGCGGGCTTGAAGTCGAAGGCGGCGGCCATCAGACGCGCTCGGCCGCGCGGCGCATGGCACCGACTGTCGTTTCGACGGGCGGGATGTCGGAGCCGGGCACGGAGATCGTGACGCGCGGGCCGTCGTCAAACAACTCGCCCTGGATGGCGTGCAGGTACAGGTCGACGATGGCCTGATGTTCGGCTCGCTTGGCCGCGTCCTGCTTGCGGATGCGCACGATCTCGCGGAGAGCCTTCACGTCATAGCCCTCGCCCTTGGCTTCGAGGAAGACCTCCTTCATGTCGGCCATGACGGCGGCCTTGTCCTCCTCCAGCCGCTCGATGCGCTCCACGATGGAGCGGAGTCGGCCTTGGGCGTTGCCGCCCATCGTTTCGGTCGTCATGCCGTTTCTCCTTCGAGTTCAGCGGCGAGGAACTGGCGCTGGTGCCAGTCCGGGATTTCAATGGAGCGCGGGGTCGGCGCGATGCCGGGCCAGTGATCGGCGGCGAGACAGGCCGCAAACCGATCGATGGCGGCCTGACACTGGCGGTCGGCCACATGCAGGTTGCCCTCGGTGAGCGGGAGCCGGAACACGTCGTAGGGCTCGTTGCGTTCGCCAAAGATCAACTGGGTCTGGATGCGGCCGGCCGTCTCTGGCTTCACGGCGGCGAGGCCGCGGCGATACCAGGCCATCGAGAAGTCGTATCCCATGCCCCCAACCTGCCGGCCGACGAAGTCATCGGTCAGTTCGGCGCCGGTGATTTTCAGATCCGCGATCATCGGATCGGCGGTCAGGATGTCGAGCATGGCCCGGCACCAG